TCGATATCTAATTTACCGACCATTGGGATGAATTTGTCAACGAATTTGCTATAACGAGCGATTTCCTGATCCAATACCCTTTTCTTGTTTAAAAGGTATGTTGGGCTTTCATTATCATCCTCATCATCTTCATTTTCATTCATGGTCATTGATTTTTCACCAGATAAATAAGATTTGATTGCGTCAGCACTATGATACATAACAGCAATTTTATCTTGAATCCAGGCTGGTAACTCATCATTACCATCCATCATTTTGTTAACATCAGCTAAATCATCACAAATTTGTGAAACTTTAATTTTATAGTGTTCACCCTCTGGATAATTGCCTTCATAAACTTCACCCTCATTTTTTTCAAAAGTTTCTGGGCTTCTATCTTGTTTGTTAGCTGTTGCATAGTAAATTTGTTTACCACGCTTTTTACCATATTGACTTTGGAATTTACCCATAACCTCTTTTTCATATTCATTTAATTCCATTTCATCTAAATTATTTAGATCTTTTTTATTCATCTCCGCAAAATTAATGAAATTTTGAGCAAACTTTTTAGCATAAAGCATAAAGTAATCTTGATCAAATATATATTGAGGTATATTATTTACAGCTTCCTCAGCATGACGATATGCTAATTGTTCTAACTCAACTGGGTCTATATATTGATCTCCTTCTGAGATGCTTTCATCTACACCCTTCTCTTTGCGTAGCATTTCGAAATCGGTAGCATCAATCTTACCGTTGTTGTTTTTATCCAATTCTTTTTGCCCACCAACTAATTTTTCATGTAACCAGGCTTCCATTCTACTACCACAATCACTCTCGTTCATAGAGCAAGCTTTATACATTTCAGCCATAATTTCATCATCTTCCATCATTGATGACATGACCTCCTCATAGGTTTCACCTTCGGATAAAGTTTCAGGTAAGAAACCTTCCATTGTTAATACTTCGTACATGCATCCTTTCATTGCTTCGTTATTAGCCATTTCTGACATAACAGAACGCATTGTTTCATAATTCATATGTTTCATTTCATTTATAGTTTTTTCTACTTTATTTTTTAATTCTATGGATTCGTCAAGTTTCATAATGATAAATATCTTTCACGAATTATTTTAGCGATATATTCTGGTGTTTTTTTAGTTTCATGTCCAATGTGTGAACAATATTCGTAACACTTTTCACACATACCATCTTTTGTTTCGCCAATTAATTTTATAGGTTTATCAATGGCACCTTGTGAACAATATGGGAACGCTAAACACTTAGGTTCAATTGCAACTAATTTACCACCATTAAATGATGGTTTTTGTTGTAAATCCTGACCAAACCATTCCATTAAATGGTTTTCTGTTACCATCTCACCAGATTCGGTGTATAAATGTTCACTCACATAACCTTGTGGTGGTTCAACAATTTTACCAACACCATCACCAGCTGCATTTTTCGCGCCTTTCCATCTCCATAAAACCCTTTTGTTTAATTTGTTTTTTGATATTCTACTAAGTGGGCCAATAAAACCACCGAATGTTGGGCTATCCGTTGAACCTAAAACACTAAATGTGTTTGTTCCACCAGCATTTGAAGCTGCTGTCAAACCACCAGTACTGGCACCTTCACCCTCTTCGTTTAGTTTGGTTTTAACGTTATTTAAAAACTCTCCCTTAGTAAGCATTAGTTTGATGAATTTTTAAGATCGCCAGACCAAAAACTTCTTTTAGTCCATAGGCTTTTATACAATTGAACCAATACATTTTTAGTAATCTCAACTATGTATTTTTCAATATCTTTATCGTTTTTAAATTTCTTTTTTACGATATCCTCAACTTTTTTCTCTAAATCAGAGCTTCTGTTTAAATCTAAAAAGTCTTTAATTTCTTTTTTAACAAGAGTTTTAATATCACTTTTATCCGTTGGTGTTAAAGCCTCGGAAATAACTTCCCCGCAAGGACACACTTCGCCCTCTTCTAAAACCTCTTTAAAATATGCGGTTAATTGCGATTCTGTTACTCTTATTTTCATACTAATAAATAGTTTAAATATGATTAAAATACCACTCCAAGTATGATTGTTAGTATAACTAATACCCCTCCACCTATAATAGCACCGTTTCTTTGGTTCTTTAAAGTAGTGATGTTTTTATTCAAATCTTTTATTTCGGATTCCCTTTCCACAATCACATTTGATTTTAATTGAATTATACTATCTTTTCTGACAACTAGATTTGAATAATCAAATATAACGCTATCTTGCTCTAAGCTTTTTTTTGTTAGTATTGATATAGTGTCCCTGGCAACCAATAATTTAGCCTGAGTTAATTTATAATCTGAACGCATAATTAATGCGTTTTTTAATGTAGCACATGGTACTACACAATTTGTATCATTTAAAACTGTTTGCGAATTCCCTGGCAATATCTGTGTTAGACATAGAATTAATACGATTAATATCTTTTTCATGTTGTTTTTTCTCTTTATCTAATTTATTTTTTAACTGCGATAACTCAATTTCGTATACGGCAATTTTCTCGTTTCTTTTTTCGATTGATTTCTTTAATGAATCCGCAACAAGTTCTTGTTTTGTTATTTGGGTATTTAAAGAATCCACTTTTTTATCATAGTGTGATGTGTCGATCAAACCCTTATTATGGTTATCAATCGCTAAGTATATTATAATACCAACTAAAGCTAAGATTATAAGATATGGCACATATTTTTTCATTATTAACTACCCTGGGTTAAAGAAACTAATTTATTTCGACCTATTTGATTATCTGAAAACGATCTAGATGCAGTTTGAATCAAATTTAATAAGTCTTGATCCAATGCTATTGTGCCAGATATAACCTCAATTTGCGGTTCATCTTCATCGGTGTCAAAAACAATTGATTTGATTGAATCTGTGCCAGGATTTTTAATTGTTTCACTGCGCATAATTATACGACTATCTTCCACATTTATGGAAATAGTATCAAGTAATAATCCAGACGCTTTTATAAACTCCCCAATGGCTGCGGTTAGTGATGTTTTTATCTCATCAGATAAACCCTCTTGGCTGTTTAGGTAGCCAACGGTGTTAATACCGTCAAATTTAATTTCATCACCCGATTTTGTGGTTTCTTCCCCGTCTTGATTTTCATCATCCGATTTGAGATTTATGTCAACCATCTCAGCTTCCATTAAAGATCTAATTTTAGCTAGTGATTTTCTAATTTGATCGTTTTCGTTAATAATATTCATATCAATTGTTTATTAGTTTAGTTAATTTTTCGAAGTCAAATGCTGGTGTCAAATCATAATGATTTTTACTGAAATTACTTCTGTTGAGTATTCCTTTGAAATTCATTGGTTTATGTGCGAGAACATTGTTACCAATAAAATTTTTTTCAATCGAATATTCTATACATAAATAGTTAATTAATTCAAATAGTACAGCCATTTGCTCGTCAGTGTAATCCGCCCATAGCTTTTTACCACGCCAATTTGTTTCAATAACAGCGCCACCATATTTAATTCCACGCCAATCTAAATAAGCGTTATTTTCTTTATGGTGTTCTAACCAACCAACATTTTCAATTGCTATCGGTATAGCAATTCTATTTAATTCGTCTTTATCGAATAGTTGGCTATAATTTTTTGGGTCGTAATGTTGATACAAAATCCCAGACCTATCTATTGTATAAGCTGGGATTTTATTGTATTTTTTATTGAATCTTGATTTTATCTTTGTTAAGAAGTCGTCTATCGGATACCCAGTATTTAACAAGACTATTTGTTTTTTTGCTTGTCTTGTTTTAAAAACTAAATCACTATCAATAGTAAAATTAGTGTTTACGCTCACCATCTTTAAAAACTCTTATAGCGTCTATAAAGTTTATTGTTGACGGTGTTTCTACCGATTCTGTTTGAATTACTACTGGTGTTTCAACTAACTCTGGTTCAGCCGTTAGTTTTTTTTTTCGTCATCCTCAGTAGTTTGGATAACATCTTGAATAGTTTCTTGAACATTTGGAATTTCTGGTTCTATAACCTCGCTTTGAGGTTCTGCTTCATTTATTAATTCTTCTCTGTACTGTGAATTAGCTAATGCGGTTGGTTCGTTTGGATCATTGTAAATTTCTTCTCCGTATTTCTCAACATTTTCTTTTCTGATTTTTTTAGCAATGTCCCAAACTTCTTTATTTACTTTAACTTTATTTGAATCTATTGGTTTTTCATCAACCTGAGTTGTTTCAGTCATTTGATCCTCATTTGGTTTAATGTAATCAACAAGTGATTTAATAAAACCTAAAGCTACTAACGGTAAAATCGCACCAGACACTATTGATAGGATTCTTTTTTGAAAAATAGGTTCTTCTTCGACTAAACCAAATAATTCAATCCAAGATTGATAATTTTCCAAATGAACGTAGGCAAAATAAGTGTTACCCATCGCTTGCATGGCTGTTAAAACAAAAAATAAAGCCCACACAATACTTTTGTTCATTTTTTGTAATGCTATAATTGAGGCAAGAGATGCTGCGGCGCCAACTTCAAATGCAATTGCTAAAGTGATCGCTAACCAGTCTGGATTAGATAGTTTGAAAAAATCAATTACGTGTATTGTCGATATGACGGATACCATCACATAAAGCAACACAAACGTACCTATTATAAAATTCCTGGTTAATTTATTTTCACCTTTCATTATTAATTGTTTTCTTTTTCTTTTTTTGCTATCGCAATAGCAGCTTGTTGTTTTAAATTCCTAGATTTAAACTCTTGCAACATGTTTTTTTGATCCTCATTTAATGTGGTCTCATCTATCTGTTCGATTCTCGCATCAACCTGCGCGATCAACCTATTTAATTTTTCTAAGTTATCCATGATTAATATGTGATTAATTCTTTAAATCTGTTAATTATTGATTTGATTTCGTTTAAGGATTCAGCAACATTGGTTTCACCAGGAGTCGCGCCACCCTCAACGTTTGGCGCATACTTTTCAATCTGTTGAATAATAAACATTGATGTTTCTCTAATAACCTTTTGGAAGGCTTTAACCTTATCTTTATTTTGTTTCCATAAAGCTAAATAATTAATTGAATGTTCGATAGGAAACTCATAAGTTTTCATCACAGTATAAGCAACAGCTTCAGCATGTAGTTCTTTTTCTTCCGATGAGAATTCTCTACCAATGAATAATTTACCATTAGCTAATCCTTTATTAGCTGGCTGGTGTAAAATCTCATGTGCCAACTCATGAACAAATGTTGATAATAATCCAGCGCCAACACTATTTGTTAATAACTCAATGTGACCACCTTTGCTAACACCTCTCGCACCACCTAAATCATCCGATTGTTTAATTCTAATACCATTATCTTCTGAAAAAGCTTTTAAGGCTTCAATCATAACTCTTGACTTTTCGTCCTCAGTATCATCGTCATTATACCACTTTGGGGGTTCAGGTGCATTAATTTGTTCTACACCAGGTATTGGTTGTACGTTTGCATTATCATAAATTGCAACTTCCGTGAATTGACTCGTACCTTTAAATTTAACATATCCCTTTTTCAAAGCCCAGTTCCAAAACGCATTATGCTTTTCTTTTGGAATTGGGTTATTAGGATCTGTGATTTTAAATGTACCACTTTCAGCAGCATACTCTTGCGGTGATTTCGGATGATCTTTAATGATTCTGGCAACGTTACTCGCTAAACTACCAGTTCCACCTGGTTTTAAAATCATAATTTTTCTAGCATCTGGTTTAGGTTCATAACCTCTACCCAACCAATATGGTACCGAACCAAATTCTTTGGCCCCCTTGGTTGCTTGTAACCATATCATGAATGTATTGAAAAAACTATATGAATATCTACCAGTATCTAAAATATAAGCCTTAGCCGCTTTGTTAAACTCAGCAATATCATCCAATAATTTTTGATCGTCCAAACTATCAGCTAACTGATCAATATAGTCATTAATCAAGTCTAAAGTAACTTTCCCAGATTTTGATTTAACAAATTCAAGAGTACCTTTTACGGTCTCCAAGAATTCTTTAGCTTTAACTAATGATTCAACATCATCAAATTTAGTTACCTCTGGTCTACCAGAAATGTCAGCGCCTAATATTTGATTGGCCGTTTTAACAGCGTCATTAGCCATTTTAGCTATCTCATCAGCACTTTTGAATCTATCATTCCAGTACCAATGCTTTTCATCGTTATCCCAAGCAGCCCCATACTTTTTGAATACGTCTTTGGTTTTAAACGTTTCATTACCAGCTTCTCTTTTATCTGGATTATCCGATACAACAAAAATTCTTTTTTGTCCGTATCTATCGGTTGTACTTTTTAACCCAATGGCCTCATTAGTCGTTGAATCAATTACTTTAAACATTTTCTTATTTTTCTAATTCATTTATTTTATTTTCTAATTCTTCTTTTGGTGGAATAATGAACTGATTTTGAAAACTCATCATCTGTTCTTGTCTATTTAATTTAGACATTTCATTATTTAATTTGTTGTAAACACCAAATTCAGCTTTATACTGAATAATTAACATGTTATTTTCGGTTGGTATTAAAGTTTGTAAACTATCATTTTGAACCTGAAGAATATCACGTTCTTTAGTTAACCTTTTAATCTTACCGTTTTTACTGCAATTTTGCATGGACATAACTAGTATTAAAAAAATAACACTAATCATTCCATACTTATTAAAAAAATTTTTAATTTTTTCCATAATTTAGTATTTTGCCTTATTAATAAATATTTAGAGTTTTATAAGAGTTCAAATAATTCCTTAGAATAGAACCTTAATTTTTTAATCGCCTTTTCTTTTATCTGGCGAACACGCTCTTTTGTTAGGTTAAGTTCCTCAGATATATCCTGTAACGTCAAGGGCTCCCCATCTAAACCAAAATACTTGGTTACAACGTATTGCTCAGAATCCGTTAAATTAGATAAAACTATTTTAAGTCTATTAATTAACGAATCATGATCGTCAGAAAAAATCAAATCGGGTCTTTTCGAATTAACATCCTCAATCACATCGTACATCGAATTACCTTCATCGTCAAAAGGTGCGTCTAAGTATGTTATTGTTGGTAAACCAAGGATACTGGTTGGTGTTTCGTTCTCGTCCGCACTATACTCTTTTGGTGTCTCTTTACGCAACTTATTCATTTCATTAATAATATTCACTGGCAGACGAATTGCCCTGGAGTTTTCATGTAATGATTGCAGCATACTTTGTTTTACCCACCAAACCGCATAAGAAAGGAATCTAACATTGGTTTGATCATAATTATAGCGCTCAGCGGCTTTAATCAAACCATAATTACCTTCGGATATCAAATCAGATAGGGACAAACCTTGATTTTGATATTGTTTTGCCATTGATATAACAAACCTTAAATTTGAATAAATTAATAAATCTTTGGACTTTTGACACCCTGTCTTTATTTTATCAATTAGTTTAAATTCCTCCTCACGTGTTAGTGCTGGGTATTTTCTAACATCATAAAGGTAAAGGTTAATTTCGGATTGGTCAATCCAGTGTGAAGTATCTTTGATCATTCTTTTGTATATTTTTTAAGGATTAATTTTTCTTTTTCGGTTAAACTTTCAATCCCAGATTCTTTAATTTTTTCTAGAATCGGATCAATGTCGTCCATAGTAATAACATCATCTGAGTTACTCACTAAATTTGTTTCGGTCTCAATATCTTGGTGCTCTTGTATTAAACGCATAAAAGTATACTTCATTTGTTGTAGCACCTCAATAAATTCTTGTATTCTATTTAAAGCCTCTGTCGGAGTTTTTAATTCAGTTGTTGGATCATATAAGTGTTTATAATGTACCCGATCCATAGTTTTAGCGTGTTTACTTTTTGCATCAAAAATAAAAAAACTATCCATATATCCCTGATATACTTTATTAAAAATTTCTTGTGCCTCAAACAGATTTTTTGTGGTATTAAATCTTATGACAATACAAGCTGAACCTATACTATATCTAAACATTGATTGTGCATCAAGGACAGCCTTAAACCCATGTTTAAAATTTTGCGGGTACCTACCTAAAAAGAACATGATATATTCATGCCTTTTGGGTTGAAATAGCTTACTTAAACTAAGCCATATATAATATCTAATTTTAAATAAAAAGTAAGTTATCATTCAATTATATTTTCAACTAAAGTCGATATGTTGTCATTTTTTTTAACTTTAACCATATGGTCAGCCCAATCCTGAATTAGTGGGTTGTGACTAATAACCCAAATGTGGTCAAAAAATTGTTTAAGTTTATCAAAAAACAACCCAATCTTATCCAGATTTTCATTTGATACCTTACCAGTGACCTCATCAAACACTATGATATTTGGTTTTGGTAACGAACAAACTTTACTCAACACACATCTAAGGGCTAACGAACTAACCGTTTTTTCATAACCAGACCCAGCATTGAGTGGTTTCTCAATTCCAGTTGCCTGGTCAACCATCCAAAACTCAACCTCACTTTTTTCATTCATTCTCATCTCCAATATGAACTCACATGTATCTGAAAGTAATATCTTTAAGTGACTGTTTATTAAAGGTATCATAGTGCCCAGAACCATTTTAGAGATACCGTTTTTACCATATACATCCAAGTAGATTTTGAATATATTATCGATCATCTCTTCGTTTTTAAGTTCTTTCAACAAACCGTTATACTCATCTATTTTACTTTTAGATAACTCAATATCTTTTTCAAGACTTTTGATTTGCAAAGATACCATATTTTTATCCTGATCCAAACCATCAATCTTAAATTTTATCGTTTGAATGTCAGTGTCAATCAATTTATTTTTATCCACCATCGCTTTTATCTTACGATATTGGTTTAACTTTTCCAAACCACGGCTCAAACTATCCTCATATGCTTTAAGTTCAACTTTGGCTTTATCAACTAATAGGATATTTCTGTTATAAGAATCCCATTTGTTTTTTATCTCATCCATATGATTCATTGAAGTTGTTATTTCAACAATTTTTTGTTTCACAAGTTCCCATTCAGTTTGTTTGCTTGAAAGTAATTTTTCGTTATCAGCAATTTCTTTTTTGTGGTCAACATGATCCAAAGGTCTTTTACATGTTTGGCAAATCTCGCTGTTCTTTAGCATGTCAATTGTTTGACTGGTTGAGTTTATTTCAAGACGCAATGTGATTTCAGCTTCTGTATTTTCTTTCAGAGCCAACTTTTGTGTGCCATAAAAATCAATATCATATTCCTCACCTGGTATCGGTATTTGCGATTCCAGTGTTTTTATTTCATTAGTTTTTTGCGTAACCAAACCCTCAACTTTATTTATACCAGACTGAATAGTCTCTTCATCCAACTTATACAACTCACTATCGATATCGTTGTACCTTGTTTTAAATAGTTCTTCGCGTGATTTATTTAAACCATCTATCTGTATCTTATAATTATCTTCAGTTTGTTTTTGTGAGATAATCATTAGCTCATTTTGCCCTATTTTATCATTTTCGGTATCAATTTTAGCTAAAATCTCCTGACTATTATTATGATACAACTTAGATTTTTCTTTCCACTCGGTGTGCTTTTTCTTAGCAATCTTCTCTTTTTCACGGAAAAATTCCAAACCAATAAATCTGGTTAAAATCCTACCTCTTTCGGTTGGTTTTGTTTTTATGAGATCATCCAGGTTGTCACCCGTTGTAAGAATCGTGATTAAAAAATCATCGTAGGTTCCAACATAAGTCTTAATTAATTCATCAGTAAATTTACGTTGTTCACCATTGAGTTGTTTTACACCACCTCTTGGTAGTACTTGATAAAAATCAACCTCACCCTTGCATGTATGGCCATCTTTTGATTTTTTTCTACTTATGGTTCTTTTAATAATATACGTGTCACCCTCAATATCAACCTTACCTTTGACCTCAACCAAATCATCTTCACTAAAACGATTGAAGATTTCTTCATTTTTATCCGTTTTGGTGGTTGTGCCAAAGAAAAGAAACAATAATAAATCAACGGTTAATGTTGTCTTACCACCGTAGTTTGGTGGGTCGGATATAACCGATGTAATACCATTCTTGTCCTCAAAGGTTATCTTATTGTTTTTACCGTAAGATAGGAAATTTGAAAACTCTATTTCTTTAATTTTAAAAGTCTTATACCTATTAGTGTGTTCCTTATAATTTTCGAGTTCAAGATTAACAGATGAGTCAAGTTTCATTAAATGTGCTAAAGATACTGATATATTATTATCTTTAATATATTGCTCAATAAGCGATTTTTGGTAATTTTCATCCAACACCAATTCGGAAGCGTCAGCGGCTCCTTCAACCACAACACTTGAATTTTTAGATGTGATTGGTTTAAATATAACTTTTACCTTATTGGTTTTATATTTCGTTTGGAAATACTTCTCAATTTGCTTTTCTTTATGATTAGAATGGTTATCTAAGGTATCTTCCCAAATTACCTTAATATAATTATTGCTGTCGTATATCTGTTCGTCAGCTAACTTAGATTTTATCGTAGACTCTGTAATCATCATTTAATGTTGCTTTTTTAAATACTTTTTTAGGTTCTTCTTTTGGTGGCTCTGGTATTTTTGGTTGTTCTGGCAAAGATAAGGGTTTTTCTGGTTCATACACCACAGGCTCTGGTTTTTTTTCCACATTTTTTACAAACTCAGGCGCCGTGCCATATTTTTCCACCATAAACCCCTTCTCGAGTAACTCGGTGCAGAACAAATCAATATTTTCTATATTATTTACCTCACAATATAGTTTTATGTCATCGTGTAATTGTTTTTTTATATTAAGCGTTAGTGAGTTGCTCATTTCCGTTTTCAATATCTTCAAAATCGTTTATCTTAAAGTTAAGATATTTTATTGGGTTTTCGATATCCGTAAAATCATATGACAATACTTTATTGCTGTCAACCCTCAACGTATTATATCCGTGCTCGGATATTGTTTCAGAGAAATCTTGTTGGATAAAACTACCTGGCATAATTACATGAACACCTTTTTTAGTTTGCAACACTTGTCTTTTGTGTATATCACCACAAAGAACAACGTCACAAACATTAAATTTTTCAACATCAGCGCCATGTAAAAAAGTGAATCCTAAGTTATTTGTTGCACCATTAATAATACCATGGTACAACCCAATTTTAACTTTTTCTGGGTACGTGTTTAACATTGCGGCCTCTGGTGTCATATTGTTGTCATAGATTGAATACACAACCCAAGCAACATTCTCATCAATAAAAACATCAGATTTAGTGTAGTATATAATGTTTTCAACATCCAATGCATTTATGATGGGTGTTAACGCATCCATTCGCTCTTTATTCTGCTCAACAATATCGTGATTACCTGGAATAATAACAACTTTACCTGTTAGTTTTGAGCATTCATTTAAAAACCACGAAACTTCATTAACTAACTCGGGACTTATTTGATTCCTGGAATGAACAATGTCACCAGCAATAACAATCCTATCTGGTTTAACGAATTTCATTTGGTCGATAAAATTTTCACATATCGCCCTAAATTCAATGTGTCGCTGAAAGTTTCTAAAATGAATGTCAGCGATGTGTACGATCTTTTGTATCATTATGATAATAATTTAATTTTAAAATGTTCTATAAGCATCTCAGCTTCTCTTTTCATATACCCAATTGGTATTAATCTGAATGTTTGTGTGAATTTGTCCCAATAAAATAATCCACCTCTGTTAAATTTTCTACCCGTTTCCCTTTCATACATCACACCATACACAGATAACTGCAATGTGTAATCATTATATTGGCAATGTGGTAAGTGGCTCACTGGAAAATGTAAATATTCCCCATATCTATTTTCAAATTCAAACTTTTTATTCGTTTTGAAATCCCATACATTAAACATGTTGTTCGGTAAATCCTCAATAATATCGGATGTTCCAGCAATACCCTTTTCTGGGGTAAACTCGATTGACATTATATGTTCTGGTTTAATATCATCGTTTTGTAAAAGATTCAAACTCTCTTCATCGCAAACCATTCTAAAAGCATTTATAACGCTTCTCTCAAAATCGTCCCTTGGTGAATATAATCTTTTGGGGGCCAACAAGAACCTCTCAAGAATTTCATGTAAATTCGTCCCATACTCATTGGCCAATCTGTTAATCTCTCGCCATTCGGCAATAATTTCTTGTTTTGTCACACCCTTCTTTTGTGCAACTCTTTCTGCGTGATAATCCTCATCGAATTTATCTTTGTAATTACCCAACATAGTTGTAACCGAAGTGTATTTGCAATTCGGTGCTAAATCATTCACATATGTATGTGTTTCTGCTATTAATCTAATCATTTAATCTATAATTTTTTTGTTTAAGCCATGTTTTTAATTGTTCTTGACCATATGTTTGGTTGAAACTCGACACATCATGGTCTGATGGCATCAAATTTAATAAAATTTTCTTTCTCAACCTACCCGCATTTAATTTATTAAAAATTTTAATAGCATCTTCACGAGCATCTGGGTCTAAAACTATAATAATAAGACTATTAGCTTTAAAATAAAGTTCAGAAAATAATTTATCGTAAAGTTTTTTCCCAAGTAATGCGATACTATTTGGTACCACTATATGGTCAAATGCACCCTCAACCAAAAATATAGCTTTATTCCAGTCGATTAAATTTTCATTAAAAATTATCTCAGTTTTATCAACCTCAGGATTAAGGTATTTATATTTTTTTGTGTATTTTGAAATGGAGCGAGTTACAAAATAATTAAGATCCCCTTCTTTATCAAATGATGGTATAACAACTCGATTTTGATATTTACCCCCAAGGCAAAACCCTATTTTATATTTCTCAATTAAATCATCGGTAATACCACGCCCATATAAATAAGAAAAAGCTGGCTTAAAATCACGATAATTTTGTTTGCCAGCTAGTTGAAAATATTCGGTCGGTAACTTTAAAAGTTCTTTTTTAGGTAAAAATTCTTTAGTGGCATAATAATCCCCAGTAAATGTAAACTTACCGCCAACAAAACGTCTTAAAAGTTCCCTGTCCGCAAATTCTTTAAATAAATTATAAATTTTACCTTTGGTTCCATGTGTTTCAGCGCAAGACCAACAATTATAAACACCCATATCGTAGTTAACTTCAAGGTTGCCTTTGCCATCAAATTCAACGCCCTTCATAGCCGAACAGCTGGGACAATCAAAAGAAACTTGGCCTTTAGTTGCGTAATGCTTTCTAGGCTCACCAAGAAATTCCTCAAGGAGTTGAATAAGTTGCTCGTGTTTTCTATCGGTGTCCAAATCGTACATTAAAGCCTATTTCAGGCAAAAATACACAATTAATTTAAAAAAACCAAATTTAGTCGAAAATATTTTTAATGTGTGCAAATGACAAACAAACGGTGTATGCGTCAGACATGTCGAAATTTTCTTTTTTTAGTTGCCCCTTTTTATCTAAAAGCCAACTAATTTTTGGTTCTCGCTTAGATACCTTATCCCAAACAACTCGTTTTTTGTCAATTTCTTTTGGATATGCCCCGAATAAAACAATTTTACCTGTCGCGCCTGGCTGCATTAATTCTGGAAAAGCATTCTTTCTCGCTTCATACGTACTAATGTATTCTGGCGTCACGCCAAGTTTGTCATAACATATTTTTGTAACCATACCATTAAACCTTAATAAAGTGCCAACAGTATTTACGTTATTTGATCTTAGTAAGGGCTCTTCAATTAAAATATGTTTAATATTCATTTTAGAATATTTTTCAATAAATTCGGAAAACAAGTCAGCTTTTTTTATTAACTCCTCAGTTTTGCTTTCTGGTGTTGGTTTTGCTTTTGGTGAAATATGTGTTAATTCTAAAAGTTGTCCTTTATTGTTGAATAGCGCAACGCCAATTGTTTTTGTCGATACGTCAAGTCCAAGTAAGTAGTAATCTTCTTGTATCTCTTTTTTCATAAAAATTAAATTATAATCTTATTTTGACATTAAATGAAACAACATCATACCAATACTTTTTAACTGGTTGTGTTGGTTTGCATACGGCTAATAAATTACCCTCCGCATCATGAATGCCTAATTGTGTTATTATTATCGGATATAAATTTTGGTCTTCAGTTTTTAAATTTGCAAAATCAGCGGTTGCAACTGTGTTCATTAACTCTTTTGCCGTATCATTTGTTGATTTAAAAAACTCATCTGATGACGCCAAGCAAACAATATTTAATGATTTTTCCGTATTGTAACTTATATATTGCGCCCCCGCATCTAAAGTATAAAGTGTTCCCCCAGTTGGATCGAACACAAATTGTGTACTATCCCAAACAACATTAGAATTTTCATCAAGTGTTGTGATCATTTCAGCTGGATCTGTTTTTACAAAACCTCTGGTAGTTCCAGTTGCTGGCGTTCCGTTCACATCATAATTTTTATTAGCGGTAAATAATGAGGCCGTACTAGATTTTGTAACAGTTCCATTAAATACATTTCTAAAATATGAATCAACTACCTTTGGGTGGGTAACAACAATAAACCCTTTGTCCAACGCAACAAACCCAATGCACTCATCATTATTATAATCATACACAGCTTTTTCCTGTGAATTTGGATTAAATACCCTTGTTCCATCTATCAAATCTGTGTAACCAGCAGACCAAGAACCAAAGTTAGCGCCAGATGGCACTTTAATTCTATCTGAAAATAAAGGTACAACGTTGCTTTCGTATGTGGTTGTTATTAAATCTGGTCTAATCCCAATATCTTTAACAGAAAAATCGATCTCACTTAAAACTCTATCTAAATTTCTTGTTGTTAGATTTTTCTTATTATATGTCCCATATGCTTCCAGTTGTACTGGTGTAACACCATAGGTATAAAAACCTAATCTCGCATCAACCACATTTGATGTTGTTCCCGTATAATATGGTAATTCAAATTTAACAGATTTACCATCTATTAACTCACCATATGCACCGTTAGGGATCTCAAATATCAAATACAGTTCATTTTGTATCGGTAGCGCAGCTTTATTTGTTGGTGTATAATCATATGATCCAATTGGTTGCAATGCCGTTCCGTAATATTCACCAGTATGCCCACTTGTAGGGTGAACGACTAAATTTGCGGAAGTTGATCCAGTTGTTGTATGCGGAGTCCAAATATATTTTGTGTTATCAATTATAGTATCATATGTCGTTCCACTTGTTATTGATAAAGTACCATATTGACTTCTAGTATATTTTTTCATTTCCTCATCGGAAACTGGTAAATTTAATGATTTTAATAAGTTTGCAAAAATAGTATTAGTGTCATTTCTTTTTACAAACATACCGCGAATAAAATTCGTTGGGTACGTAGATCCAGTTACTTTATGCGTTACACTAACTATACCATCATCCAAATCAAATGGGATTGACTCATTAACAATAACAGCACTTTCAATTGGTTTTAATACGGAGTAAACCGATGGATTAACATCATACTCAATATAACCTCTACAATCACCACCAAATTGAGATGTTGAAAATGACAAATCTTGATATTGTAATATCATAAAATTAGCAAAACCATCTGATTCTTGCACAGACTCTTGTGACGTGTTTTGCTCAATACTCTGAAAAAAAGCTGGGACGGTGTTTGTTGATATTGCATTTAATTTTGTTTTTAAACCACTAGTTGATGGTACATCTGTATGTACAATTAAAACTTGTTGGTTAATTGTTGGTGTATAAGTTGGTAAAGAATTTAAATAAAAAGTGGCTAGACCATCAGCGCCACCGTTTGTTTTTCTTCTATAAAATGGGATTCTTACTTTTAATATTGCGCTCATTTTAATTATTGTCTAATTATTTGATTTTTTATTGTAACATTTTTGGATAGGGAGTAGACATTATCATTATAATCTCCTGTCAAATCACTAACCATTTGTGTAACAAATAGATTAGCATTATAATTAACATCCTCATCCGATATTGAAAATGAACTTGGGATAAACCCTTGCTCAAGAAGTCTTCTTCGACCTAAATCCGTTAAGTAAACTTTCATTTCAACGGTGGTTCCTGTATCTATTAAACCCATTTTATCGTTTTTTTAATTTTAGTTATTGTTTTTTATTAATAAATAGTTTCTTATGAAATTTTTATTGGTTTTTGGAAAACAGATTTAGTGGCCACTTTATTTATAAAACTTTTAGTTGGCACTTTATTATTAAATGTCCCTTGATACAATTCAGTATTTGGCACCAATGAACCAGACACCGTTAATTGTGTATTTGAATAATTATTGTGTACTTTTTTATGATATAATTTTAAAGTTCTAGTGCTTTCAATATTTAAAATATGATATACATTTGGATTCATATTCAAATCATCAGCGGTTGCATCCATAAAATAAATTAAATCATAAGCAAATTTGTATTTTTTCGCCAACTCATGAAATGATTTAAAAAATTCTGTTAAATCATCTAAATCAACAATTTTTTCAGCCATCACAAAAAAATCAATGTCGTTGTAAGTTGGGGCCGATTTTGTGATATATGCTAAATACCCACCAGACAAATAAACTTCAAAATTATAATTGCTGTTTAATTGTTTAAATTCAATAATAAATTGATCGTATTCGTTTTTTCTTAGGGGATCATTTATCACCACATCTGAACGGTCTTTAAAATAATAAGTATATCTCATAAAATTAATAACCAAAACCACTGGTGCCTGACGTTGAGGGGGCCAACGATTGAGGGACATAACCAGTGTTAATTGTGTTTATTGTAAGAACCAACGTATCGTTAATCGCTTGCGTATATTCTCTATTAGCAAAACATTTTATATTAAAAGATATGTCAATAGTTCCTTTTGTTTTATTTGGGTTTAAATTTGATTTACCAAAGTAATGAATGTCTAATCTATTTAAATTTAAAACTGTATAACTTGCTGACATTTCTAATGATTGAAATGGATTTAAAATTACATTGGATTCGTTAACATATTCATTTAATCTACCAATAGTTAATTTACCAATCGTTTGGCGTCTAAAACTTAAAATATAATCTTCATATGTGTAATTACCAACAACTCTTGTTTCACTTAAAACCGAAGTTAAATTCGCTGAAGGATAACCATTTTCCCTTCGCATTCTAATTGAATTGAAATATAATCCATTAAAATAGATCGGTTTATTATTTTTATTTAAAATATAAAATAATCCATCATTATAGGATGTATAGGATTTTCCTAATTCAGTTACGCTAACACCGTGTGTATTAATATAAAAATCAGCTTTTTTGATCATAAAATCAAAAATTGGTTGTTTTTCGTTTATCCTACTGTATAACTGTGTATATACTAATGAAGCCATATTATGAAACGTTAGAATTGCTTGAAGGCGACAGGGCTTGCTCGTAATATGTGAGTGTGTTTGACATTAATTCAACCGCCTCAGATGTTGCGTATGTACCAGTACCCGCAACCCCAATATTATAATATCTTATTGTAAGTTTATAGGTTTTACTATTTACCGCAACCTCATCAAAATTTGGAAATTCCGCACTAACCCTAAAATTATATTTTTCTGGAGCCGTTTGATAACCATTAAATAAGGTATTTACTGTTGTTGTACCAGTATACGCCATGTCCACACAATCTTCGCTATTTAATCCAGTTGTTAATTCAATACCATAACCACCAGTGCTAATCGTGCTAGTTTTGTCAGCACCTGTAACAGCAACCCAGTTACCTCCAGAGTATTTTTCCAAATTAGAAAGTTCCATTGGTATCACATTTCCACCAATAGTCACATATAATTTAACACGTAATCTATCTAAAATTTTTTTAGTGTTTGTCGCATTTATACCTGGTAATGTATAACCACTTAATGTTGAGCCGTAAAATCTAAAATAAAATGTAAACCTATTGTAATACATTTTATTTGCTATTAAACCATCTTTAATTGAAAATTCTGAGTATTTGTAAATTGAATTTGATTTTTGTAAAGAATTTGAACCGATAATACTAGTGGGCTCCTGGTATCTAACATTTTTTAAATCAAATAAATTTGATTCCGCTTTAGTGGCTGGGAAAAAATCATTATCAAACAATAGTTGTGACGCGTAATTAACGGTTGTTAAAGTAACATCTGGTTTATAAGTCAAATATAAACCGTTAATACCTTTTATGTTGAATTGTTTACTCATTATTAATATAGGTTAATATTTCAAGTGTTTGATTTGATGTTAAATCAGGTTCATACATTAAATATTCTTTTTGGGTTGGTGTTTTAATCCCAAATAAAGCTCTTTTATAAATTAAATTATCTACTTTTTTACCCCTAAGTGGTACTTGAACAAAAACATCATTTATATAATCATCATTTTGTGATGAACCGTTTGCCAAAGATGTTTTGTAACCACTTACGTGGTTTATTGTTGGTATTGGTTGTAATGATATATTTGTTGAATTAAATACCCTTATTTTATCCCAATAAATGCTATTTGTTGGGACGTATTCGGTTGATGGTGATGAAGGGTTAATCGAAACTTTTTTATAAAAATTACCAGAATATTTAACAATACTTCCAACACTATAAGTTGTCCCCGTAACCCAAGTTAAAACTTCATTTTGTGAAGGATCAAAAATTTGATAATTAGCATCAGAATCCACTAAAGAGAAATATGCTATGGAATCTTTGAATCCTCCGTCAAAAAATTTTTCTTTACCTAAATCAGTTAGATAAACCTCAAAAGTGTTTGTATTGTCGTATATAAATCCCATTTTAAAAATCTATTGTCGCTTGTATTATTAATACATCTGAGTTATATTTTCTTGTTAGCGGCTGACTAAATTTACCGATTGCAACTAAATCATCGTCTGAATCGTAAACACCCATTTCAGTAAACGCAACTTTATCTTGTTCTGGGTTAAAAGTTGGATTTGAGGTGTTTATATATTTGTTTGGTAAAATATTACAAGTTATTAAGCTTTTGTAAATAGTTGCTTTTATATCAGTTTCTATATTTCCAAAAAAGAAAGTTTCATCGCCAAATGTATGTCCAGTAATATTACTAACTGACGGTAAAGAAATAAAGTCATTTATATCATATGTTGTACCCTCACTAACATCTAATAAACTTTTATCTAAATTAACTCTTAAATTTTGTATATTAGCCGCCGTTAGCACATTACTAATTGGGTTATTACCAGCGCCAGCATTATCTAAATAAAATAATGATAATATTGACCCATCCGCTGGGGTAAAAGTTAATTCAACTCGTCTTGTTGCGGTCGTACCAGTTGGTATAACCCCATAGTTATTTGCGCTAATTAATTGACCGTTATAGAATAAATAAACAACATTGTTATTTGGTTGTTTATTTAAAGTTAAACATACGGTTGATCCAATTAAATAAATCCCGTCATTAAAATCGTTACCAATTGGTACCCCGCCGATGGGTACTGTTATATCTTGTCTTATAGTTGAGGATGTGTTTGTTTCACCTATTAGATAATGAAACTGCATTACATCGCCAGACGTTAAAATGCCAGATGTAAATTGAATAACAGATGTGTTATTTGGGCCGCTAAGTACATTTAATGGATATTTCCAATAATCACCGTCTGTACCTAAATTGGCGAATGATGAAGCTTGTTTTAAAATTAAACCATTTTGTGAAACTATAACATCCCCAATTTCTTGTTCAGCCAACGTATATTGATTTGTAACAAACGATGTTGGGTATATCGCCGTTTCATTTTTTAGTTCAAAATTATCACAAAGTGATGTAATATTACTTAAACACCCAGTACCGCCAATAAAATTATTAACATTTAAATAATTCCAATCTGCTGGGTTTGGTTTACCATTTACTGGGGTTTTTTGCCACAAAAGTAAAATAGATCCCGCTCTATAACCATAACCTTCAGTATCATTAAAATCCATCAAAAAACCAAATTCGCTATAATTAGGATCACTTGAGTTTTTTGGAAACTCGAATATTACGTCTTTAACAGTACCGCTATTATTGTTTACGGTTGAATAGTTTTCACAATGTAACCCAGTTAACCCATCACTATCAGTAAATAAATAGGTAATGTGTAAAGCCTCATTGTTTAATAGACACCCTGTTAAATTAGACCCAGGACAAACGCCAGGTTCAGTTAAAGTTAATTTAGGTGTTGGTAGTGTCCAATTTCTATTTGCTTTGTATGACATTACAGTCAATAGTTCTTGATCCTCAATTATTATTATTTTTTGATCAATTAAAACTTTACCAACGACAGTTTTAATTGTTTCTTGATCCACCAAATCATAATATCTAATGGTATTATTCGTACCCATTGTTTTTAGTACAGAGTCACATAAAAACGTATAACCAATTGAATCCGCTAAACTAACACCACCAAATTGTTGTTTATGCCACATTATGTGTGGTATTTTTAATTTTAATGTATTTTTATAAAAACCTTCGGCGTAATAATTACTAACCGAGTTGTTTGTATAGTGTATAACACCAACTTTATCTATTAAATTATTTTCTAAAAAATAATCATAATTAATTGCGGTGCCCCAATAATTTCTAGATTCGGCGGTATATTTTCCTTTATAGGTTGTACTATCTAATCCAATAACATCTTCAATTGTTAATATATTCATATTCCAAACTGGAACATCGTCATTTGATAATGTACAATTTGAGGTAAAGTCGAGTAAACCCCCACTCCAGTACGCAATTGGGGTTTCGTTGTCATAATAATCTTTTATTGTATTTTTACCAGGATAAATAAATGCGTCAACCAAATAGGAATTAAAATTCGGTAATTCCCTATCTAACTCAAATGTAACACCTGTGGTAAATCCAGTTGTAAAACCAGTTGTACTTCCAGTTGTTAAACCGCTTATATCAAAAATTCCATTTCCATTTATACTTTGTATAATATACATTAAATATGGTACTGGGTAGCTCGTAATTTCTTCCGTTAATTCGTTTGAAACATATGAATTAGTGTAACCACTTGTCTTAAATTTAATAAATAAAAAATCACCCTTATTTATGCTTTCTCTATAAGAATTAACAACTGTCCTAGATGTGTCATATAAAACAATTTCTGTCGCCGTTGTATGTGTTGAACCTGTTAAATTACCTATTAACCAAAGCGATGCGTCTAATTCTGTAACATTAGAATTTAAATTAAAATTAAAAAACCCTCTTTCTTTTGCGGCGGTATAAACTTCATTTTGCACTGAAGTTAAAAATGATATAGGTTGTTGATAAACCGTACCCTCATATGGCACCCGATATTGTATATCGTGTTGCCTATCAACAGGGCGTAAAACATTTATTAAAACTGGATTATCCGAACTGTAATCCATTTCGCCATCACCAAGTGCAAATGTCGAAAAATTTAAACCTCCAGATGATAAGTTTTTTCTACCCGTGTCGGTTAGTTTTAAATTTACTAAAGGGTCGGTTTTTTTTATAATGTAACTCATTTACTATTTTACAATAAATAGATTTATTTTAATTTTATAGTGTTGCTGTATTAATATTAATCGCTTTTACGTTAAAAATTGCGGTCGCATCTGCAACATCAGTTTTAACATCAGTTACTGAAACAATACCATTAAGATTAATAAATATTGTTCTATTAGCGGTCACATTTTTCAACGTGATTACTCTAGTTTCTAAATTAGCTGTTTGAACAAATGTTGTCTGAACTGTATTTGTATTTATCACTTGATTATTAACAAATAATGGTGTTGCATCAACAAAAGCAGAGCCAAATTTTGTTTGTTTTCTTTGAGTGGTGTATGTTATTTCAACCTCAAAGTTTGTTTCTGGTATAACATCATACTTAGTATCAAATACAGTGTTTTTAGTTACGCTTGTAGACGTGATTTTTTGCGCTAACGTATTATCAGTTTGTTTAATAGTTAATGTGGCATTAGCTTGTCCATTTTGTGTAACAACAACTCTTACAGTATAAGGTAATATTTCAATATCTTCTGGTGTAAAATTCGCAGTTTGAGTTAAACCTTGTTGTCTATCTAATTTATCAATATCAGTATCAAATAAAACACCAAATATTGTTGTAGCTGTTTTCCCACATGGGTTTGAAATTTTTAATTTTCCTATAAACTCGCCCGTTAATGGGTAACCAACTTCATCTTTTTGCGGAAAATAATCCATTATAACGTCATTACCAATAACCCTAAAATCAACTAAACCTGTTGTGTTAGCAGAAATTCTATTTGGGTCGGTCGCATCATAAAATTTATTTAAACCAGATATTAGTTTATTATTAATTGTGGATCCACTAAATGACCTACTGGTAAATCCACTTTTTAACGTAAGATTATCTCTAAAAAAATGAAGTGATTTTTTAACTGAATTAGTTAAACTTTCTATCTTTGATTCAAATACAGTAACTCGTGTTCTATCTTTAAAAAATTTAAAATTATTTACCAAACAAAAATCAGACTCAGACCAATTAGTAGTATCTTCAAAAGGTTGAGCTGGATAAGTACCCAATGGGGAACCCCCAATAAACTTATATAAAACACCTCTATTAACTGTATATTTGTAACCTATGTATTTTGATGTGTTATCATAAGTTATACCAGTTGTTTCATCCGCAATAAACAACGTTGGGTTATTTTTTTCAGTATATCTACCAATTCTTTCAAACAATGGATAAATTGAAGATGAATCCGTTAAAAATGGATGATAATAAGTAAGATAATTAAACGAATTTAACGGAAATGATGGTCTTAGTTTTATATTTGTTTTATTTAATCTGGTCTGATTAAAATAATCCTTATAATTATCGGTTTCGTAATAAGTATTTGATTCTAAAAGTGCTGGATAATAAACTTCCCAGTCAACCCCAACAACTGGCGGTGTGCCAGCTGCGGCTGTACTTATTTTTCTATAAGTTAAATCATTATGTTTTATAATGGCACCTGGTGCGTATAGCGTCCCAGAATTATATGCCGAATACGGTAGATAATATGGAACGTATGCGTCTGGCCCGTAATAACGACCAGAAAATGCACTAAAATATGATCTTAATATTTTTTTATTAATATTTACATCGTATTCGTTATAGGACACGTATGAATCATCCATAAAACAATAACCATTTATTAGAACATCGTTCCATCTACCACCAAATGTTACACCAGAAACAGTTGTACCAGTTGATATAAATGGTATACCAAATTCACTCACAGGTAGTGTTTTAGGTAATCTCGCTGCCGTTGTTGGTATCGCAACATACACATCTAACGGAAACCAAGATCCACCAACAGATTCGACCCAGTTGGTTAAACCACCAAGTGATTTGTGATCAAATAAATCGTTAACGCTAGTTATACGCCTCCATTCGGTTGTACCAGTTGACCCACTTGTCGCAAGATATGGCGCGGCATTTGTATGGTCTTTTTTTGCCACAAAAAATCTATACACGGTTGGGGCTAATACTGTTTCATCGGTAACTCCAGACAAAACAAAATCACCTTTAAAATACTTTTTAGTTGAATCCCATTTTAGCGGCTTTTGATATATGAACCTAAAAAATTCGTCACTACCCCCAGGATTTGGATATGAACCTAAAATTATATCCCCAAAATTATATTCACTTACAACCGTTGGGTCATAGCTTATAAAATTTTTATTAATATAATCCGAAACATTTGGGTTACTTGTTGTTAGTAACGGTGAGTGTTCATAACCCCATGGTGTGAAATTAGTTGGGTTATATTTTTCAATTTCAATAAAACATGATCTCGACCCCCTTGGTCTATAAATTTCGTGTATTTCACCTTGGACGAGTGTCGAAGCTGACGTATCTTCTAATTTGTAGCAATGATCAATGTTAATATCGTTAACACACACATATAACCTATAAACCGAATTTGTTTGTACAGTTTGACCCGTTGGGCTATCCACCACAATTTTATAGTCATCAATATTAACTTTTACAATATCATTTAATTCATAGTTAACTATTTGGGCATTAAATTCTGGTACGACATCAAGTATTTTTTTATAAATTTCAGTGTTATACACATCATTTTCTAATTTGTATAAGCTATATGATGACGTACCTAATGAATTAAAAGAGTACCTTTTTTTGTTTTTAATTTCACTAATTATAGGGTTTCCATAATTAAACAGAGTATAATCATTTAATCCTAAATCATAACCTTTAAAGCTACCTAGAGTATCTTTGGTTGCCGTACCAAGTTCAATATTGTTGTAAAAACTATACTTCGGTGAGTAAGTAAATTCTCTGTTATGCGTGTTTTGCCTAATTCTTACATTTTTACCGATTGTTATCGCATTTGTGACATCATTATTATCAGTTTGTCTAACAGAATTACCCAAATAATAATCACTAAAATTTAATTCGTGTTCGACAGTTGCGGTTTTTACACCTATGTTTTTACCGCCAGAAACAGAAACAAGGCCTGTTGTTGAAAAATTATCACTTTTACTTCTAATAGTAAAGGTGAAATTAACCTTATCAAAATTTATCTTTTTATCGTATTCACTCGAGTCAAAAACAATGTTATTTTGAGAATTGGTTTCAAAATAAGATAAAAATAATTTATTGTGATAATAATTAGGATCGATCGAATGCTCAATATTTAAAAAAGGAACATTAACATATTTTTTTTCTGTTAATCTAAGTATTAAATTGTTGGTATCTAAATTTGATAAATTATAAATTGGTTTAATCGATAAACCATCTAAGTACTCACCTCTGGCCGAAAATCCAGAATTTAATAACACTCTAAATCTAGGGTCATTTAATTGATTAAAAGAAGCCTCATCGACCTCTTCATGAATATAATCTATTTCTTCATATCTAGATAATGTGCAAGCTAAATCTATTGGTTCAATGACTAAATAAATTTTTTCACCAGAATTAAAAAATCCAGTATATTCAAAAACATATTGTCTTAAGTTTGCATCGTCAGATCCATTAAATGTAAATGACTGGGTATCATAAATAAAACCTAAAGAATTTATCAATTTAATGTTTATGGTTTGATTTATATTTTCAATAGATTCGAAATATAAATCAAATTTAAAACTTAAATAACTATTTTTTGCAACTAAATAATGCCCTGGTGTTGTATTTACCAAACTTAACTCATTACCAATTGTTGTAAAATTTTCATTTAAAGATTGAATTGATATATAGTTGTTTGAATTTGGTTGTAAAAGAATACTATTTTCTAAAGTGTGAATAAATACCCCATCATCATTTAAAGTATAAAATGGGCCTATTTTTGTTTGGTCTAACCCATAAAAACCCTCAAAGTTTACAGTCACAGAATCTGATATAAATAGCTCACCGTTTATAATATTATCCTTTACTTTATATGTTGTTTGTGGTGTTGCGCCACTAAATATGTGGCCTAAATTAAGTGATTTTGTTAAATTTACCGAATATGAAGCCCTGCTTGGGTCTAATTTAATTTTTGAAATATAAGCTGGATCAATATGCATAAAAGGATCCGTTTTTGTTCTATCCTGATATCTTTCATACATACCACCAGTGGTTCCAGTTGAAATTGTTGATAAATTAACGGTCACACCAGTAGTTCCAGGACTCACAAAAGACGCTGAATTTGCTGTTGCTATGTGTTTTAAACCAGTTGGGGCTGTAATTGGATATGTTGTACCCGTTGCCTCAAATGTGTCTCCAGTAACTAAATATATTTTACTACCAACAACCAAATTTTCTTTATTTGTTGGATGTATATTTGCGATAATTTCTCCCTTATAATACGTAAATCCAGTTGCCCACGAAAATCTTTTTTCATATGGGGTAGCCCACTTTGATATTTCACCATAAATTAATCCTGATGGTCTTAATGGGGTGTGGTTCATACTATAACCATAAAACCTAGGTTGTTTAATAGTTTGTGTGATACCTTCTTCATCATTATAAGTCCTAAATGTGTTATGTACTAAAGCTGGTGTAATTGTTCTACCAGTAAAATCATAGTAACAAACATGCGGTCTTGGTGGTGGGCAATCAAAATTAACCCGAATACCCAAATAGGCTAAACCACGCCCAATTGAGTTCATATAATATGATCTTTCAATTGATCTAATGTCTAAAGACAAGGTATCTGCAAACGTTATAGTTCTAGAATCAACATCAATTGGTACGTGTTCCCATATCATTCTGGTATCACCAGATGCGTTTGTTACTGTTGCTTTATTGGGCGGGTATCTACTTTCAATTGTTGACCCAGTTCCAGCCGTATGTATGTCGGGAATTGAACCCGTATCATTAAACATGTACCTAGTATTCAATCTATATAACTTACTATTGTATATAACAAAAACACCATATCTTTGAGTTGATGACACATAGCTAGATTGATTTATATTACCATTAAATAAGCTATCATCCCCGTAGTCAATACCGCTTTGCCAAATATGGAAACTACCCTCACTTTCATCGCAATACTCAAACATCGTATAGTAAACACCAAAATATTCATTAATAGTTGGGTCTGTTCCAGTTATTTTGGCGCCTGGTTTACCCGAAATATTAAACGTTATTGGGTCACCATCAATTTTGGCCCCAAGTTTCCCAACATTTTCTGTAACATTTGTTGTTCCAAGATAAACTGGTTTAAGTGCTTTTTGTTGGAATTCAGAACCATCCGTACCCAACCAAGATACATCATTATTTAAACCATGTTTATATACAAATTTATTATCTAAAAAAGTTGAATTTTGTATTTTTTTACCAGCATTAAGAATAGATGTTGCTGGTACGAATTGTTGTATTAATTTAACCCACGAAGAATCAAATTTATTTAAAAACTCTAAACTTCTCATGCTGTCAATTGGCGTGGTTGTTGTTTTTAAATAATCAAAGTAAATCTTCGATAATGTTGGATACGTCTTAATCGTTTTTCTATTTTTTGGGTTTATAAACGTATCTAACGATTTTTTAATAAATTGATTAAACGTTAAATCTGTTGAGTTAAATTTATTTAATATATTTAAATCAGCGTTAACAATACCTATATTTCTAGCGTATTGCCTGTAAACGGGAACATCAAATATTCGATTTGATGATAAATAAACCTCAAGCTCTTTAGAATTTATAGATAATCTAATATCATTTGATTCGTATTCGGTAAAGCCATTTCTGTCATCTTTATAATAGGTTCTTGGCACTTCGTTGTATACCCAACTTTTTACGTTATCAATTGTTCTATACACATCAAAAAGAAAAACATTTTCATATTTTTTGTATTGATTAATATATCTTTGGCCAAAATCAAATCTACCAATATTAAACTTATCTTCTGTAATGTAACCCCCGTCTTCTTGATATTTAACATTTATTGGTGTAGTTGGAAAACCTTTTGTATCAAAAGGCACTCTTTGTATTAAAATCTCTGGGTCATCAATAATTGCCTGACCATAAATTTTATTTAAAACATCTGGTGTATTTAAAGGTCTTTCAGCCAAATAAACATATTCATTTAACTCAAATATTTCGTCAGGTAAACCAACTAATCTCAAAATAAACTCGATAGATTTTCTAGTACCTTTTGATTTGTATAGATAAAACGAGTTAATTAAAATTCTTCTCCATAATTCGATGTCAATTTCAGCTGGTGTTGTACCTTTTTCAACATCATCAAGTTCAGTTGAAAACAAAGAATCGATTAAAGTATTTTCATCTTCAATTTCAAATGTATTGAAACCGAGCATTGTCGCATAATTTTTAATTAAAAGATCTGGAACATTTTCAATTTTATCATAAGTAACATTTCGCATAAAAGTTATACCATCGATATATCTTTTAATATCATCAAATGTTTTACCGTACAATTGAAATAGTAAATTAGCTTTACGATCGCTTGTGTCAAATTCTTTTAAAGAATCGGTTGTTAAAAATCTTGAAATTAAATTTGTTTTAATACTATCATATGAATCAGCAAAATCATTTAATGTTGTCGTATAATTATCAAATTTGCTACTAAACATATCAATGTTAAACTCATCATACATTGGAAAAATTAAAGTTTCTTTAACAGTTCTCACTTGTCCGCTATCATCTTCTGATGGATAAACGAACTCACTAATATATTCACCAGTATTCGGATCTTTATTTAAAAGAAACGAAGCTAAATCTGATAAATTATTAAAAAAATCATTGTATACTTTACTTTTAGGTTTTATATAAAATCTTACGTTAACAACATTGTTTACATCAACAATATCCCCAAAAGGATTACCATCCACTGTTAACCTAATACCTGTCGCATCGTCATTATTATTTTGTGGAAATTGCGCAGAAATTATAGGGTATTCAACTCCGTTATAATATATAACATATTCTTTATGTGTTTTAGTAAAATTTCTATATTTTGTTACAGTTTCACTGTTATCTAAAGTATTTCCAGAACTATTATATTCAATACCATATGGATTGAATAAACCATAAAGATTTACTTTAAAAGAAGACCTGTTTTCGAGTGGATATACCGCATAGTTAGAAATGGAAGGTGTTGTTATAGAGATTGGCTCGGCTTTTATTGCCCCTGGAAAATTATTATATATCTCAATAATAACATTTTTTAATCTTTCTTTTAACGATGAAAATAAAACATAATTATCTAATTTTCTTCTGTCAAATAATACTTTTACTGTTAAATTTTCAGTTACTTTTTGTTTTAAGGCTTGCACATATTCTTTGCCTTCAAAATAAGGTAAATTTCTTTGTGCTATACTATCAACCGTAAAACTTTTTACGGAGTCATTTTGTGTGGCTTCATTTATCTGAATTTGTAATTGTGATGCTTGGGCCCCTTGCTGTACGCTTTTTTGTATTGAAAAATTACCTAACGTAAAAAACGGATCACCTTGTATTTCGTCTTTAGCATTAGCAAATTGTAAACCAACTAATTTACTACCGAAAGTATCGCTACCAAAAGCACCTATTTTGCCTTGCACTGTTCTATATCTCAAGGCTCTTTCATATTGCACAAAAGATGAGCACGGTACATATTTAACGTCACCGTTTATGACATATGTACGATACCCATCACAACCAAGCGCTTTTGATGCATCAATAGCATCTTGTGGTGTATCGTATAGATCCCTAATTATCTGATTATTCGTTGTAAAACTAAGATCAGCCATTTCTTACTATGTTATTTAAAGATTTTGTCGTATCAACGGTTGTTCTTTTTCGTCTAACTTCATAAAGTTTTTTATTAACACTATCTCTGATTTCATATAAATCATACTGGGCGTATATATTACCATCAAAATCATAAATTGTATAAATACCATCATCCATAGATTTTGTTTGATCGGCAAATAATCCAATTGCTAGACTTTCAACGTCATAATTAACCATTTCCAATTCAATCATTTGTGGTGAGAAACTGGTATTTGTTAATATTACATTTTGGTCTTTTCTACCAATAAATGGTGCTGAAGTTGGTTTAAAACTAGGGGCCGCATTAGGTGTAACGGTACAAAATAATAAATTACCAACATTATTGTAGATATATTTAATTGTTTTTTGTGACGAATTTGGTGTGTTAATTTGTACTGGTTCTGAAATAAACGATGAGGTTATAATTCTGTAAAGATTCGGTATTTTTGTTCCATCGTTATTTAAATACTCAACCCTATACCCATCCAAACCATTATTGGTAAATTTATTACTAAAATCAATTGGCGCTTGATCTATGTTAAAAACTAAACCTTTTACATCAGGATATGTCGCTAATTCAGCACAATCTTCAATTTTAACCCTAATTTGGGCTGGCCTTAAATAAATTGTATAAAAACCCTTTTGACCGAAAACGTCTCTAGGTAAAGTTAAATTGTACAAACCACCGAGTAATTCAACATCGGTACCACCAAGTGCGCTACTAGACATCATCGGTCTAATTACCTGGGAACCGAATAATTTTGTTACGGTTTGTGCTTCGGTCGCATTTCTAGTTTTAGTGTATATTACAATGACCTCAATGTCAGTTGGATCGACATCCGCAGGTCTTTTTACACCGTATAATCCGATTGCCATTTTTTATGTTGTTTTAAAATTATATCCCTTTGTGTTTATTTTATAATACCCTAATCCCGTTTTAGTTAATTCATTCATATCTTTAACATTTTTCAGTTTTTTAACGCGCTCAAACGCGCTATTTAAACCCCTATCAATAAATACTTCAGATATTATTTTTGGTTCTTCGACTATACCATCATAAATTACCATATTTGCTGTTTGAGTTTCTTCGTAATGAGATCTCATATATATAAATCTAGCAATTCCATTTCCTAAATCAACATACTTTATGGGATTTTCTGTGTCTAAATACAAAACATATTCAATCAAACCATTATTATTTTCATTTAAAATCATTGCTACAATATCTAAACCAGGTATATTTAATTTAACTCGGTTTCTTATATTATGGTTACCATCAAAAGTTTCTTCAATTTCAATTGGTGCGTTTCCGCCATCACCAACAATTTTTTTAAATTTTAATTTTTGTAAAGATTTTAACGATTCGGCTGATTTTATAAAGTTATTTTTTTTAAAGTATTTTGTTATTAAATTTGATTTACTTTCCGTAAAGCCAGTGACAAAATACTTATTTGTTGACGGGGTAAAATGACTCACAACATCATCATATGTTGATATTATTTTGGTATTTGTAATATAAGAAATTAAATTTTTTGTACCAACAACTCGATCAATATTATTTGCTATTTGTTCAAGTTGTTGTAATTTATAATCATCTGGAACGTTGTATTCCGCATTTATATAAGAACCAGGCACAACGGTGTTGCTTTCTAAATTAATAACTATATTATTATCAAAAATTTCTGAAATTAATACTTGTTTCATAGCATTTCATCTAATTCCGCCACACCACCGCCGCTTGGGGTTTTTGGTGCTGTGTACTTTGGTAATTTATTTTTGAGATTAGTCGCCGATGATTTTTTAGCTGTTATAGTTGATTTAACAGGTACTACAATATTTTTTATATCACCATCACTATTAATAATAGATATTCTTAATTTACCATTTATGACAAATTGTGAAATATTTGATGCTAAAAATTTTATTTTTTCCCCAATGTTAAAATAAACATCTATCTTATTACTCTCATTAGGTATGATAAATTTATCACCATTTTGTACAGCATATGTTGTCAGGGCGTAATCTCTTATTTCATACCTTAAATCCGTTGGATTAGCGTCTAAATTAATTGCCGCTTTTTCTAAAGTTAATTTGTTTATTAAAATATCTTTATCTGTTTGGTTAATATTTTTTTGAGCAGCTAAAATCAAAAATTGCTCAATTAATTCTGGGTTGTCTTTTGGATTTAAAATATCATTTACAGCATCCACAACACCGTCAACAATTGAAAATAAATCCGATTGATTAGTATTATATGCAATTAATAACCCAAGCGCTGTGTCTCTAATATCATCAAATATAGCCCTATTTATGCTTTTCATAGACTCATATTTTTGAGTTAATTTATCTATATAATAATATATTTCACTATGATTTTGATCGACCTGACCTCTTAAATCCACAGCTAGCCCCGTATAATCATAATTATGTGAAGATGTTACACGAAACACAACACCTAATTTTGTAAAACATTTTGACAAAAAATTAACTATTGATTGTTCCCTATACGACTCATCATATTGATAATAGTTTATATTATACCTTTCACTTTCTATTTGATTTAAAAGAACTTTAAAAATAAGTGGATTTTCCAAATATTTTCTTAACACATTTTCAGTAAATTTTCCAGCATCAGTACCCGAACCTATGTTTGATTGTGAGCCATGTACTATCGTTATAGCCTCACTAACCCTATAACTTGGATTTTCATTCCATAAACTTTGTCTTTGGTTGTAAACAGTATTTTTTAAAACTAAACTATTAAGATTTACCGTTATGTCTTTAAATTCCATACTTCTAATAGTCCAAGTTTTTGTATCAACATTTTTAAAGATAAAAGATTTGATTGGTATTTGATATGCTTTAACATTTCTATTTACAACTGGAATGTATACATTTTTTTCATTTAACTCACCAAAAACTTCTGAAGTTAAATTATTTATATAACCATTAAATTGCTTTAAAAAATTTTTTGTTTTATTATTAAGGAATGTTTGGTAATTATTTATTTCGCCATCTGTTAAGATTGGTAAACTACTTGCGCTATTAACAAAATTAGATGTATATAAATTTTTTATTGTAAAATTTAAAGGATTAGAAATTTCTTGCGTGGTTAAAATTAATTTTGAATTTTTAGGTTTTTCATTTGGTACCACTTTGTTTTTATAGTAAGTGTCAAACTCTAACTGATACAAATCAAAATTACTTCGCTCGCTATCATACTCTTTTGTTATTGGATTATATTCGTATATTTTGTAAGTTTTATTTTGATAATCTAAAACATATTTCAAATAGCGATTATTTTGACTAAAGTTATCTGGATCCTGTAACCATTTTTTATTAACATCTAAATTTGATGATGGTAATAAGGATATTTTTTTACCATTTAATGCATCCCAAAAAGAATATTTAACATAAAATTCATTTGTTATATAATCTCTTAAAAAGAAAAATGAAAATCCGTCAACACCTTCACTTAATTTAAAACAAGGTCTTTCGTAATGAAAGTTTTTTGATGCATTTTTTTCCGTAATATTATACCTATCATTAATAAAAATCGGTATCGATTGTATTCTATTTTGAGATACAATAGATGTTGAATCATAAATTTCCATTAACAAAAATGAGTTATAAAAATATGATTTGTTGGAAAAAAGTAATGTTTCGTTTATCCACTTATCTTTTGATACCCAAAATGGCAACGTAAACGAATTATAAAAAACGGGTATACCAGATTTAATTGGTTTTTTTAACGTACTTTCCCCAATAAAATCTCTAACAACATATGGTTTTTGTTTTAATTCTTCAAACCTAGTTAAAGTTTTTTCACTCAAAACAGCCTCTTCTCTTAGTCCATTAGCTTGTCTAGTTTCGTAGACATTATTGAATCCTTTAGTTATTTCAACACCGTTAATATCAGTTAATCCAAATTTTGCTTTTGTGATGTTATACTGCTTATTAAAATCAGATTCAATATATTTTTTTAAATCAGATAGTTCATTGTCTTGAACATAATGTAAAAAGAAAATATTAAAATTTATTTCATTAATATTATCGGGTTTATACTCATAAATTTCAGTATCGCTGATATCATTAATAACAGTGTTTTTTGTAAAATTTAATAAATTTTGGTTATAAAAATCCCTGTCAGACGAATAGTCTTCATTTACAATATTAGCTTGTAAAATTATATCTTCGTTTGGTATTTTTGTTTTTAACATTTTTCGTCTCTATACTGATTAAATGGTTTTATTCCATTGGGGTCATTTGGGTCGTTTGTTTCACTTAAATCCACATTTCTAAACGCGTCATCAAACTCGTTAATAAATTGATTACCAGCTGATGATGTTATATCGTTTACATTTAGTGTATATTTTCTAACTGATCTAACTTCAGGTTTTAAAAAAAAGTTAATATCACAAAACGTATAAAAAGATCCGTTCATGAAAGGAAAATCTATAACATTACCGTTTTCATCAGTTATCCCTATATCAAATATATCTCGCCAAATATATTTTTCCCTTTCTCTACTATAAATAGCATAATCTGGTTTATTCCTAACATTTTCACCGTCTTCGATATACGGTGATTTTAATTTTATATTAATTTTTGTAAAAGGTTTGTAGTTAAATAATACATTTTTATATATGAATCTATGGCTAATGTATGAAATTTCCTTTTCAGTTAAATTTTCAGTCGTGTGTTCACAAATTGAATGTAATAAAATATCACCAATTTTTGGTTTTGAATTAAAACCTTTAGTATTATCGGATATAAGCTCCAACCCAAATCCATCACCAACATTTTCAATGTAATTTGAAAAATGAGACTCGACATTACTAATTGTGTTTTCAGCTGGCGCTGAGTTTTTAATAATACCAATGTATAAATCAGAAAGGGGTTCGTTTAAATTATTTCGTAGCCCAGTTATATTTAAATCGCCATTTAAGAAAAAATTTTTTATTTGCTGGTTGTAATTGTTAATCGAAAAAGCGCAGTCATCTAATTGATCCACAATCGCAATAATTTCCAAACCTTTTACATAATATTCTAATTGTTCTTTTTCAATTACTTTTGAAACATAAAATTCTGGTCTTATCAGGTTTTGTATTCTTGGTCTTGGAGTGTTAATTATTCCTGGAATTTCTGATGGTTTAAAAACTAAATTTTTAATTCTTTGTTTTGCATCATTATTTATAACTTCCGTATTATTTACTTTTACATTAGTAAAATCATCTATTTTTTTTACTGAAGCCTCTTTAGCTTGAACGAATTCTTTTTTAAAAGAACGTTTAATTGGTTTTGTGTTTATATAAACCATATTTGGCCTAACATCCACAACATCATATATCTTTGAATCTAATAAATCATCATCTAAAGTTTCAACTTTTACCTTATCACCAATTTCAAAATTGTGGCCAAGAGGTAAAAACATGCAAAAATTATCTGAGTTAATTGAAGAATTATACTGCCTACCTGGTAAACCTAACCTAAAATCTAAATCAATGATGGTGGTATTATTTGAACTTTTTTCTAGTTTTTTAACACCTTTAATATACTGTTGAATCCCATTGACGTCCACCTTTGATTCAAATCTTTTTGATTTTAATACCACAATTGTCCAATTATTTAAATTCATATCAAATAAATTATTATCAATTTCAATTAAACGATCGGTATTGTTTGTTAATTTTTGATGTACATTTAAATTAATAATTGGATTTATTTTACCATATATTCTAAATTTATTAGATTCGTTTTTTTCGGTAATATATTGAGTTTGTTGTGATATATCATAAAACAAATTGTGCTCGTATTGAATTTTTTTATTTTCTTCAAACACAACTCTAGTTTTTAGTTCTTTTCTTTTAGACCCAATAAACTTTTTTTCACCTAATATTTCTACAATATCACTCATTTTACAAAATAATTTTTTTCAATATCGTACAACGCATTAGCGCCTTTCCATAAACCAAAATAGTAATATTTTCCTTTATAACTATTGTTTGATGTGGCACTTTCTGAATTAGTTGTTGTTATTGTTTCTTCTGGACGCTCAACGAAAATTTCAGAAGAATCCAAACTAACACTTCTAACTGAGGCAATTTGTGTTATTTGCGATCTAATAATTGAAGCATCTCCTTTTCTATATGAAGAATAAACCTGGTCGTTTATTAAATCTGGTAAATCGTCAGTTATATCATCAATAAAAACCTCTAAAATTGGTTCTTTACCGTTATATTCCACAGAATTAATAAAAACACCATATGTTTGATATTCATCCGCAACTTGATTATAAGCTTTATGTACTGAAGAACCATTAGCGTTTGAACCCTTTTTCTTGGCTAATTCTGTCGCATATAAACTAGCATTAAATACTGTAGTTGTATTATCACCAAAATTCCAAGTATTATTATCGCCAAAAATATTATTACCGTTATTGATAAAATCATCGGCATTAAATAATTCTGAATACACCGATCCTGAGTTTACACCACCATCTTTCTTAACACCTAGACCCAAATACATTTCCCAGTCACCAACCCATTCGTTATATGTGTCAGTTTTATCTTTCCAAGGTTCAATTAAAAATTTATGCGCTCTTTTTAATGAATTATCCTCATAAGTAGTATAAAATCTTGGTATTAAGATCGATCCAATAATCGTAGGTTCGTCTATGTTTGCCACTGTATTATAATGTAAAGGAAAATTCCAAAAAACCGATGATTTATTTGGGTTATACTGTGGAAAATACCCAATAAAATTACCAGGTATTAAAGCATTTGATAAAGAATGTTTTTTGTGTATTGTTTTTACCGTATAAAACTTTCTACGCCTGTTTAATATATCATATTCAAATAAACCACCCCAAGTACCTTCCCAACCACCAAGCCAAACATCTCCATTAATTGTGGATGGTATTCTAATACCTGGTAATATTTGGTTTGCAAATCCACCCCACGGTAATCTTCTACCTGTCCATCTATCATCGGTATCATATATCTCAAAAGCGTAGTATGCTTTTGTTGGTATTCCATTCGTTGTATCGTTTGTCGGAACTAAATCACCAAATTCATTTGTGATATAGTAATCCGTATACATAGGTAATGATAATCTGAATACCCCATTGTAGTATGAGCCAGTAAATACGCCGAGTCTTTTTCTAGAACCTAGATTTAATTTATCGTCTAACCGATAAACAACTATTTCCATTTTTTGATATGGGTATATATCACCAGTTGCGTAATTAAGTGAAGCATCATTTGCATGTATTTCTGGCCTTCTTGTTGTGATATTATAATTGTAATCTGGGTTTATCGTAAAACCACCACTTGGTGCGTGTATATACCCAAAAAATACAGCGGTTGGTGTGTATTTAAAATTTATTTTAAAATCACATCTAGTTATACCCACATCACATTGATCCTCATCACCCCAAAATGGTGATACAGTTATTTGTTTAACCTGATGAAATATATTAGGCATTTCATCAATATTTGTTTTTACTTCGACCTCAAAGTTATTGTTACCCAAGTAAATAAAATTAGGCACTTTGTTTCTATTAATTGTTCGCTCTTGAGCGTCAATCGAATTACTAAGTAATAATGATCTTAATTCCTCAATGTTGTTATTCAAAGATATTTGTTCAACCAAATCATTTGCTGTTAATTCAAAAGATTTTGTATCAAAAACATCAAAATCCATAATAATATCATGTTGCCCCGTTGGGACACCAAATATCATAAAATCTCCAGACTCGTTTGTTGTGGTTGTGTATTTATAATACTTTTCCATTATTTCGAGATACTGCGGGTAATTTGTAAAATCACTTTCGTGCGGAAAATTACCAATTGCTTTATGACTCGGATTTCTTTCGTTTTTGATTCTAGGAAAAAGATTGTATCTAACACCATTTGGGTAAGTATCATTTATTGTTTCAAATGGATATAACTCTAATATCTCTGGTCTATCTTTGTCTTCATCTTTTAGTGGGATAAAAACACTAACTTTCGCATTCTGAACACCGAATCCACTATTTAACATAACTCTACCAACAATCACTCCGAAATTTGAGCATTGTCTAGTATAAGCGTCTGAATTAGTTATCTTTAAACTAAGAATTTCAAGATTATCAAACTCTTGCTCTAAATTAAATTGTATTAATTTGTCATCCTTAGAAAAATCTACTGGGATTCTTATGTTTCTATCCATATTAAACGCCTAACAATGTGTTTTGTGTGGTTGGTATAACCACAATATCCTTTTCTGGTGCCTTTAATTGTAAAATTTGATCGGCATTTACACGAATAACACCACCAGTTATATCAATTTCACCCGTAGTAACGTTTATATAAAGTGAATCGTCAAGTCTACTTGATGAATAATCACCGCCAACTTTGTTAAATACCTTGATATAGTTAATATTTAAAACACCATCAACCTGTGAAAGTTTTTTAATAACATCCCCAACAAGATAACTTTGCCCTAACTGCATTTTATCCTTGGAAAACTCATCTCTTAATATTGCGGCAATGTTAGCAATGGCGTTTATTTGCGATCCAGCCTCACTTAAAATTGATATCTCAAACGATAAATCAATCACATCAGCTGGTTTTACGACAACATAATCATTTATCATCCTATATCTCGATAAATAATTTGCTACATTTTCTAAAACGGTTGATGAAACAATATTTGTTAACGAACCATTTGTATCTGTTGATAAAACACCAACATTAATTTTATTTTGAATTTGTGAGACACTTACTTTTGCTGGAACACCAAATTTAGCTGGCATACCGAGTAAAATTGCCTTATAGTCTTGCAATGTTACAGCTCTATTTTGAGCAGCAAAATTATATGAAATATAGTTTCTTAACTCCTCAATACCTGGGGCATCCCCACCCCCAATTGCTGGTGTAACATTTGTAACCGTTAGTGAACCTTGTACAATTGAATTAATTTGGGCCTCAGGGCCATTCAGTTGCATTGAAACAAGTCCAGTAGTATCTATCGTACCAACACCAACATTTGTATCCTCACCACCCCCAATTCTGTATTTAATGTACATTGTTGTATTGTTAATTGGTGCCAAACCTAAACCTGGGTTATTTAAAAAACTTTTAAGATCAAAAGTATTAGCATCGACAAAATCATCTAATATGTCTAAACCTTGGTCGGTCAAAGAACCGAAAGTTAACACACAAAACCCATTTGGTGTAAATTCTTTCACAAATCGTCTATCAACTTTTGTATAATCACCTTTGTAAACGCCATTTACTGGTGCTACAGTTCTGTCTTCGACAAATATAGTATCCTCAGCCAAAGACGCAACTTCGTACCATTTATTTGTGTTTGAATTAAATTCTAAATTTGTTGGTATTGTTTGAAACGATGTACCATTTTTATGAATAATAGAATCAATAGATAATACATTATTTTCTGGCAATGTTATTTGATAAAATGATCTTGTATTTGAAATTTTTTGTGTAAAAATTCTACTCGCTCCAGCCACAACTATACCAGTTTTTGTTATTCTATAAGCAGTTAAAACACCATTTGTATAAATTGGGATTTTAGTTCTATCAATTTTACCCGAAATATTAAAATTTGCTCCAAAATCAACGTCATATAATAACTCAAAACTGACATCGCCAGATAAAAATTGTGAACCAGCATACATTAAAGGTAGATATCTTCTATCCTCAGCATCACCCCTAATTGGTACCTGAACACTAAATTGGCATACCGCAACACTTGCAGATCTAGTTGGTAATTTTAAACCATATGTCTTTGCGATATTGAAAAGTGATTGTCTTTCTTGTGCGTAGTCCAATACTGTTTCTTGTAAAGCTCTGTCAATATGAAAGTGAAGGTTATCCGCAATTGCGGCATTTAAATCTAAAAATACGGATAATATTGATGCGTCATTAAAGTTTTGCACCAAATTTGGGTAATACTGTTTAATAAAATTGATTTGTTCGGTTTTTAATGACGAAAAATCACGTTTACTATAATTAATTTGTTTAGCCATTTTATAATAATAATGTTACCGTGCCAGACGATTGGAATGTTCTTGAATTTACTGTGTAATCAAGATTTATTTTTATTGTGTGTTGTAATTTGTCATCGCCAACAAATTCAATTTGATCGTAAAATTTATTTATAATAATTTTATTAATCGTTAAATTTGGTATGTATTTTTCAACAGCATCAGTAATTTCATCCTCAATTTTACCCATTGTGATATCGTCAAGCGGTTCAAAAATGTACTGATATAAATTGGTGCCAAAATCTGGTAAATAATATCTACTACCCCTTTTTGTTAATAAAAGATGTATTAAATTTGTTTTAACCTCTAATTCTGGTGTTGTTGTTAACTTTAAAAAATCACCATTGTCACCATCATCAAAGGGAAAATTAACACCATACGTTGGTCTTCTAATATTCATGATTTTTATTTATTCATAAATAGTAAGAAAAATTATTTTATTGTAAACAAAAAAGCCACCTAAATGGTGGCTTTACTTACTAACTTGAGCATCCAAAGCACTCAAATTGACTATTTTCTGGTTTTTTGGGTATTTGTTCTATTCCCCCCACAGATGATAGTTTAGAATTATTTTCTATTTTAGATTTAGTCCTTGTATAATAAGCCCCAGACTTTAAACCGACTTTCCAAGCATACATTAAAGCGCTGGATATTTTAGAATATTTTGCATCAGAATGATAAACATTTAACGACTGTGATTGGTCAACATATTTGTTCCTAATCGCCGATAAATCCAATAAGGTTCTTTGTGAAATTTCCCAAACATCTTTATATCTGTGTCTTATATCTTGGGGGATTTCATTGATCATTTGTACACTCCCACCATTGGCGATAATTTTATTTTTAATATCATTATCCCAAATACCTAACTCATCCAATTCATTTACAAGGTGTTTATTTATTACCAAAAATTCGCCCTGGCCAACTCTTCTAGTAAATAAATTTGACGTTACTGGTTCAAACGACTCAAATACACCCAGTAATATTGCAGATGACGCTGTTGGCATTAAACCAAGTAGTAATGAATTAAGCATCGGTATCGGCTCACCCTTTGATAATGGGCTCCACCCTTCAATATACGTTTCGCCTTTTGAATAAGGACTACCATCCCACGAGGGGTAATTTCTATTCTGTTCTTTAGCCATGTTCATAGATTCGGTAACCGCAGCTTTGTACATTGTCTCGAAAATGTCGGTGTTCCATTTTTTGGCTTCCTCACTTTCAAAAGAAATCTTTTTCTTTGCGAAAAAGTCAGCTAAACCAGCTACGCCAATCGCCAAAGATCTTTGATCCAACCCAGCTTTTTCGCTCCATTCATCACTCCATTTATTTTTATCAATAACAGCGTTTAGCGCTCTAACCATAACTTTTGTACTCTTAGCTATACTTTTCAAATCATCATGTTCAGCTAGGTTAATTGAGCCTAACGTACATTGTGATGTATAACCTGGTTTTGATACATTTGTAATTTCAATGCAAAGGTTACTTTGTTTAACAACACCAATATTATTTTGCATGTTTCTTTTATTAGCATTGTCTTTAAAGAACACATACGGTCTTCCACTTTCAACCTGAGCCTTAATAATCGCATCCCAAATTGTTTTTGGGTTTATTGGGGTGCCAATACCCAATTCAACAGCTTTATTATATAGTTCCACAAATTCATTACCCCAAGTATCATGCAGTGGTTTTAAACCAGCTTTTTCAATATCATTGGGGCAAAATAAATACCAATCTTCGTTGTTGGTTAATTTTTCCATAAACAGATCGTTAACAACAACTGCGGTAAATAAATCTCTGGTTCTCATTTGCTCGTCACCGATTGGTAACGTCAATTCTAAGAAATCCATAATATCTCTATGCCATAAAGAAAGGTATAAAGCGCAACTACCAGAACGGCTACCTTGTTTGTAGAATCTCATTTTACTTTGTACCATATCAGCTAATCTGACAACACCACCAGCATTACCATTAAATGAACCAACCATAGAGTGGCGACTTCTTAGTGGATCGATCAACATACCAATACCAGCACCCTCTTTAGACGCGTAAGATATTTTTGTAAGTGTATCCTCAATCCCATCAATACTATCACTATGTAATGTGGTCAAATTACAAGAAATCATCCCATTTCTTTTGTCGATCCCCGCATTTGTGTATATCGGTGTGGCGAAGTTCATTCTTTTGTTTGTTAGTTCCTCAACAAACATTTTAAAATCTTTATCCGAACTTGATAAGTGTTTTGCCACTCTATTATACATACAAGAGGGTAATTCTATTGGCATACTACCTTCTTTCATTGAATATTTTTTCAAGAATGTTGTTGCCGCGAAAAAATCATAGGTTAAATCAACTGGTTGTAATTCCTTACCAATTAACTTTGATTGTCTACTCAAAAGTAATCTGCCACCTAAGGTCGAATAATCTGGGTGGTTTATTACTTTATCAGCGGCCTTAAACGCAATTAATTCATCCAATTCGGTGGTTGTCATACCATCGTATATCAAAGGAATAACTTCTTTGAATAACGCATCACCATCAACATTTAAATCTTTTGAGTTATTTTTTATTCTACTCAAAATTTTATTAGGCATAAAAGCTTGAAAATCGCCATTTCTTTTTTTAATCCTCATATCTATTTTTTTTAAAAATCATCATCAAAAATACCATCTGTTGTGGTTGGGATATCCACTCTGGTATATTGTCCTATTCTTTGTTCAAAGAAATTATTTTTAGCGGACAAACCAATTCTTGCCATATAATCCAAAGGATTGTTCATATTAAATTCTGGTTCAATACCAAAATCTTTTAAAACAACATCAGCAACATATCTAACATATTGTACCATCATGTCTGTTGTTAAACCCATAAGTCCATTTGGCATACTTTCTCTAACAAAAACCTCTTCCACCTGGCAGCAAGATAAAATAATTTCACGCACTTCTTCTTTTGGTAATTTGTTTGTAACGTAATTGTTATATAAATTAACCGCAAATTCGTAATGTAATGTTTCGTCACGAATAATTAATTCATTCATACCCGCTAAACCCTCCATTTTATTTCTTGAGCGGTACCAAAAAACTCCAGCAAAAACAGAACTAAAAGAAATTCCCTCAACGCAAGCAAATGCGATTAATCTGTGTACAAAAGATGGGTGACTTATCCATTTTTCAGCCCAAGAAGCTTTTGCCGCAACAGATGGGCTTGTTTCCATGGAATTAAATAAGTCAAGTTTTTCTTTCTCATCTTTTACATACGATTCAATCAAAAGTGAATATCCATTAGCATGTACTTGTTCAATAAATGTTTGATGACCATAAAAATATTGAGCTTCCAGTAAATCAACTTCGGCCATAAAATTTGTCGCCAAATTATCGATCACTAATCCATCTGAAATAGCAAAAAACGCTAAAATGTTTTTTAGATATTGTTTTTCGGAATCAGTTAATTCATTGTATTTATCCTTTGACAGGTCAACTTCCTCAGCTACCCAGGTTTGTTTTTCGGCTTTTTTATAAAACTCCCATAAGTCTGGGTGCGTTATAGGGAAAATCGAATACCTCTTTGTTAAATCATTACTTTTTAAATTCATTGTTTTTTTTTGTATTGCGTTAGGTTAAAAATAAATATTTGCAAATATACTTATTTCGGGTTAATATTGGTAAAAAAATTTACTGATTTTCAGTATTATTTTCACCTTCTCTAGATTCTAAAAACCCTCTGTAAAGATTCTTACGTTTATCTACTTGTTCTTTAGCCTTTTGGCTTTCAAAACCCTTTTCAGTTAATTGATCATCGGTGTTAATCTTTAACGTACCATTGTCAAATTTACAATTTGGAAAAACCATACCATCACGACCCAATCGATTCTTTAATATTGAAATTGTTGCGACACTGGCTTCTTTTTGTTCCAATGTTTTACCAATACTCATTATAAAGTGTGCGATCTGAGCTTTTTTAAGTGAACCGCCCATATTTTCGGTTTTAACCACCTCAACACTTGTTGAGGCTCGGTTACCTTGAGTTGCTGTCCAACAAGCAACACCGACCTCTTCAATCATTGTTTCAAGAAGTCGCATAACTCTACCCTCACTAGCCCATTCATCATTTGTGGTTGAGCTATATTCTTTTTCAAGTGATATACAATCAATGTAATCCAAAACCAATAAATCAATTTTATGACCTCTTGAATTTAATTTCTTTATGATGTTTTTGATTTTTGTTATTGTAACACCATCAGCGGGTAATTTTTGTAGAAATAAGTTATTCTTCGGTTCTTGTCCGTCAACTTTTCTATTTTTAAAAGCCTCCAATCTGGATTTCACTAAAGAAACACCCTCTTTATCAGCTAATTTATTGAGTGGAACACCAGTTATAAGTGTGTAATGTTTTCTTTGTATGGATTTTTCTTTATCCTCAAAAAATACTTGTAAAACATTTCTACCAGTCTGGTAGGCATTATTGGCCACCTTTGTTAAAAAAGTCGTTTTACCAACGCCAAGTGGTGCAATAACCAAAGCAAGTTCACC